TAACTTAAAGTCAGCTTGGGATATATTAAATGCTAATGTTAAGATGTTAAAAGCTAGAGTAAAAGAACAGGAAAAATTAATTAATGACCTAAGAAAAGAACTAGCAAAAGAAAAACAAACAAATGCAAACACAGGGTGGGTAGAACACGATGACAAAAGTTTATGACTTTGATTGGCACCGACTAAAGAAAGAAGACACCCTAAGAAAATCTTTAGGATACGATGAAGAGCTATGGTTGATGATGAAAGAATCAGGATATGATGTAACCCTACAAGAAGAAAGAGATAAATTTTTCAAAGACTTAGAGGACTTAGAGTGAGATGGCTAAAAATTTATGGCAGAAAGAACGCAGTGGTTTAATGCGTGACCTTATCAGAGAGTATGTTGATGAAGGTTATGTATATAAAGAAGCTAAGAAACTAGCTAAGAAAGAAGCAGATAATATTATGGAAGATAAAGTTTCTTTTGTGCATGAACTGTGGGAAGATACCTTTGATGAATGTTGAATTGATTGATCACATGGGCAGCGATCTCAGCGTTGTTAATGCAGCACGGGTTAGCTTTGATAAAGAATCATCTTGGGAAACAATACCTTTTAGTGGTCCGACTGAAGGAGTTCTTCAAGATAAAGATATTAAACTAATAAAGTATCTTGCCAAGCATAACCACTGGACGCCCTTTGGTCATGGATCTGCACAGTTCAGGATCAAGGCACCTATCTTTGTAGCACGTCAGCTTATGAAGCATCAGGTCGGTCTGGTCTGGAATGAGGTTAGCCGTAGGTATATTAAAACTGAGCCAGAGTTTTGGTCACCTGATTACTGGAGACAAAGTGCAGAGAACGTAAAGCAGGGATCATCAGAAGATGCTACACCATCACAGAACATAGTAGATCATATGTATATAGATGCAACACGCCATTGTTTTGATGCATATAAAGCTATGTTAGACATAGGCGTGTGTCCTGAACAAGCACGAACTGTGCTGCCACAAAGCATGTTGACAGAGTGGTACTGGTCTGGTACACTGATGGCGTTTGCAAGAATATACAAACTACGGTGCAGCAAAGACGCACAGATTGAAACCAGTAGCGTGGTCAAACCAATCGGAGATCATATGGAAAAGTTATTTCCTGAATCATGGAGTGCGTTATGTGGAAGTTAGTATTAAGAAAGGAGTGGGGAGATGTGGAGATTAAATCTTTCACTACTAAAAAAGAAGCAGAAGAAGAACTCCAAAACCGTGAACAACTCACTCAACATGTTACCGGATTACCTACAAAAAGAGTTTATCAAATCAAGAAGGGATAGAGCTATGGAAGTTCTTGTTGAAGTATACAAGCCAAAAGAAAGAGGACATGTACAGACATGCTTTAAAGCACCGTGGCGTAAGATGGAGATGGTCGATAAGATAGAAACACTGGTATCAATAGAAAAGGATATAGCTGCACACCGGCAAGAGTTATGTAAGGAACTTATGGAAAACAGTAAAGGTAAATGGTAAACTTCTTCTAATTCACTGGAGATATCTATGGAACTTAAAACACACCAACCCTGCCCCGACTGTGGTTCGTCAGATGCACTGGCATACTACGAGTGGGGAACTAAATGCTTTAGCTGCGATGAATCCAAGCCCTATAGAAATGGAGAACAGATGCCAACCCAACCAACTCAGGTTATCAAAATGCAGAATGAAAATCCCTCATCCTTTATCTTCTCAGCTATTCCTGATAGGAAACTTAGTATAGATACTTGTAAGAAGTATGGTGTATCTGTGAGTAAGAGTGGTACAGTTATAGATAAACATATGTATAAGTACTACGACAAGAACGGTAACCATGTTGCATCAAAGTTCCGGCGTACCAGTGACAAACAGTTCTGGTCTGAGGGTAATCTTTCTGAGTGTGGTTTGTTTGGTCAGAATATCTTTGGTCAGACAGGTAAGTTTGTCACGGTGTGCGAGGGTGAGCTAGATGCTATGAGTGCCTTTGAACTGATGGGGTCGAAGTGGCCCTCAGTGTCTATCAAGAATGGCGCACAGTCTGCCGTGAAAAATTGTCAGCAGTCTCTGGAGTATCTTAACAAGTTTGATACCATTGTTCTCTGCTTTGACAATGACAAGCAGGGTAAGGAAGCGGCGCAGGCAGTTGCTAAATTGTTTGAGCCTAACAAGTGTAAGGTTATGGACCTTGAACTCAAGGATGCTAATGAGTATCTGAAGACAGGTCAACGTGAGAAGTTTACTCAGGCATGGTGGAGCGCACGTACCTTCACACCGGCAGGTATTATTAACCTTGCTGACCTTGGCCGTAGCCTGTATGATGAGACACATAACGAGACTTGTCCCTACCCGTGGTCCGGTATGAACGACAAGACCTATGGCATCAGGACAGGAGAGCTTGTGACGTTCACCTCCGGTGCAGGTATGGGTAAATCTAGCATCATGCGTGAGCTTATGTATCATATCATGCAGAATACCAAAGATAATATTGGTGTGCTTGCTATGGAAGAGAACATAAAGCAGACTGCCTTCAACCTTATGAGTGTGGAAGCTAACGCTAGACTGTACATCAAAGAGATACGTGACCAGTACACGCAGGAACAGTTGGATGATTGGCAAGCCAAGACGATTGACTCTGGCAGGTTCTTTGCCTTTGATCACTTTGGCAGCATGGAGAACGACGAGATACTTGGACGTGTCAGGTACATGGCAAAGGCTCTTGACTGCAAGTGGGTCTTCCTTGATCACCTGTCTATCCTTGTATCAGGACAGGAAGACAACGGCGATGAGCGTAAGTCTATCGACATCTTGATGACCAAGCTTCGCTCTCTTGTTGAGGAGACAGGTATTGCCCTACTACTGGTCAGCCACCTACGTCGCCCATCAGGTGACAATGGGCATGAGAATGGCCGTGAGGTTACGTTGTCACACCTACGTGGCTCTGCTTCTATTGCTCACCTGTCTGACGCAGTGATTGCACTGGAGCGTAATCAACAGGCAGACGATCCTATCGAAGCTAACACTACATCTATCCGTGTCCTGAAGAACAGGTACACAGGTGACACTGGTGTGGCTTGTCATCTTCACTATGATGGTGATACAGGACGCATGACACAGATCGACAACCCCTTTGTGGAGGACGGTGATGAGTGAGGTAAGGAAAAAGTTTGACAGAACTCTGTATGAGATTGCTGACAAGGCTGCTAAAAAAGCTATGGTATCTTGGTTAGAAAATAAAGATCATACTAACATAGATACTAATGAAACAACTTACTTTGATATAGTTTCAACAGTAGGTCCAGACCTTCCAAGGCATCTCTATGAAGTGGAGGTGAAATATTCTTGGAAGGATAATGAATGGCCCGATAGTTGGAAAGAGTTACGTATCCCTCATCGTAAGCAGAGACTTCTTGACAAGTGGAAGAAGGAATGTTACAATGACCTACTTACTTTTGTGGTCTTCAACCATGACTGCACTATGGCATGGCACGTAGATGGTAACACATTGTTAGAGTGTGAAGTTAAAGAAGCCTCTAACTATAAGATAAGAAAGGGAGAAAAATTCTTTCACATTCCCGTAGAAGATGCATACTTAGTGGACATGACAAATGAGAGCAGTAGTTGATATAGAAACAGATGCTATCAATGCAACTAAGATACATTGTATTGTAGCAAGGAGCAAAGAAACAGGACAGACACGGCACTGGATAGGAGATGAATGCCGTGACTTCAGGGAGTGGTCGAAGAAAATAGATACCTTTATTATGCACAATGGTATCAGCTTCGACGCTCCCTTACTTAATAAGTTTACTGGTTCTGATATTAAGATAGATCAAATTGATGATACACTTATTAAGTCTCAGTTATATAATCCTATACGTGATGGTGGTCACTCCCTTGAGTCATGGGGTAACTTCTTTAACCACAAGAAGGGTGACTACCATGACTTCTCCCACTTCAATGAAGAGATGTTGAAGTACTGTTACACAGACACGGCTGTAACGATGGAGACGTATGACTACCTACAGGAAGAAGGTAAGAAGTTCTCTGATGAATCATACGATCTGGAACGAAAGGTTCGTAGCATCGTAGACAAACAACAGAGCAACGGCTTTGCCTTTGACCTGATGAGGGGCATGACACTGGAAGCTAAACTTATGGATGAGTTGTACTCTCTTGAAGAGAAGGCTCACGATATGTTTCCACCTACCATCCTAGAGCTAAAGACAAAGACAAAAGAAATACCTTTTAATATAGCAAGTCGTAAGCAGATTGCTGAACGTCTGATGAAGAAGGGATGGAAGCCTACAAAGAAAACAGACAAGGGCAATGTGATTGTCAATGAAGCAGTGCTGGATACGATTGATATGCCAGAGGCTAAGATGTTCTCTCGTTACTTCCTGCTACAGAAACGTACCGGCCTACTGAAGGCGTGGATACAGGCATGTAGCGAACAGGAACGGGTGCATGGCAGGGTGCTTACCCTGAAGACTATCACAGGTAGGATGGCGCATCACGGCCCAAACATGGCACAGGTTCCGGCAGTGTACAGTCCCTATGGTAAAGAGTGCAGAGAACTATGGACAGTATCAAACACTGACACACACCAGCTAGTTGGTACTGATGCCAGTGGTCTTGAGCTTAGATGTCTTGCTCACTACATGAACGATGTCAAGTTTACCAACGAGGTACTAACAGGTGATGTACATACAGCTAACATGAAGGCAGCGGGTCTAAGCAACCGTGACCAAGCCAAGACATTTATCTATGCATTTTTGTATGGTGCTGGTCCCGCTAAGATTGGTAGTGTAGTTGGTGGTAACTCTTCTGATGGACAGAAACTTATCGGAAAGTTTCTGAAGAATATGCCAGCACTTAACAAGCTACGTAAAGATATAGGTGCAGTAGCTTCAAAGGGTTTGATACGTGGTCTTGATGGACGTATGCTACATATCAGGCACGAACATGCTGCACTTAATACTCTACTTCAAGGTGCCGGTGCAGTGGTATGTAAGCGTTGGCTTGTTGAGATGGACAGAATGATCTGGGAGCATGGCCTTGATGCCAAGCTTGTTGCCTCAGTACACGATGAGTATCAGTTTGAGGTAGCTAAGAAAGATGCTAAAAGGTTTGGTCA